GTGCATAAAGAAATTTCTCCATTTGCATCATTGTTATCATTTAATGGTTTTGTTGGAAGATCGATTTCGCAGTTATGAACCAAGATTCCATTAGCATAAAAGTTGCTGTTCTTCTCTACTGTAATATCATATACGTCTTCTTGATAATCTAGACGTTCAACTTTTAACATGTTTGCGCTTCCCTTCTTCGTTGATAATGACGGTCGTACCCCTGTTACAACCCAGTTTCCCAATATTGACGTCTCTAAGTTTTTGCCTATGTTCTTCGGTTTTGAAGTAAGGATCAAATGTCAGTCCAAGTTTTTCACTCAAAATATGTGCATAGTTGGCATATTTTCCATCAAATCGAAATGGTGTAAAACTTTTTGGAAATCTGATTCCGATCTTTGCACATTCATTGACCATAGTGCTGTGTCCGATTATTCTTCCGATTTTTAGACAAACATCATATCCTATTTGTATTAGTTGATCATTAGTTAGATCGATGCTGTTATTATTACCAACACCCACATTATGTGTCTTTAACTTGAGACGCCAAGAATCGTATTTCTCGTCAGGAACAATCCATCCACCACAACCGCCAGGTTTTGCGTTGTATCCTTTGCCTTTTTCCATTAAACCAAAGAAAGCAATCATTTCTTCTTCTTTCTTTTTGCAGATCTGTACATCTGCGTTCTCAAAAAGAATCTCGAAATCCCAACTATCAATACCATACTTACGTATAGCAGAGTGGAATCTGAATTTGCTTCCCTGTCGGCAAGAAGATAAATGCGCTTTCCATCTCTGCTCTAGCGTTCTAACCGTGTGCCCTACGTAGCTTTTTCCGTTTTGTTTGTTTGTAATCTTATATACAATAGGCATTATAATAGCTCCTTGATGGTATTTTTATTTCAGAGCTATTTATATTTTTCAGAAGTTAATTTACCAGCAGTTCATCGGTTGGCTTCAAATGTTGTGCTTCTACGTAACCACGGTTTTTCGTGTAGATTAAGTGATCTGGAGTACAAACTACAGAATGACCGCTTTCGTCGGTGATCTTCATCAGCGCAGCATTCTTTCTGGTCATAGCTGCAGCTTTTACTTGTCTGAACTCATCCTTTCCTGTTGATACGTTTCGGCTGAAAACTCTCATATCCGTTGTAACATCTTTGATTTTGATATCGTCGATGGATCCATCGGGCTTCGAGACTGTGATATATGTATCACCAGACACGCAACAAAGATTTGATTGCTTAATAGGCGCCAGCTCCTTAACAAAGGAACCATGGTCATTAGCATGATCTACATTCATCAAATAAATGCGACCTGTATCTTTACGTTCTTGCGCAAACATAGAGAACAAATCAATAGCAGGAATAGTTTTTTTACGAATATTAGGATTAGCTTCAGCTTGTTCATAAAGAGTTCTAAATTTGTCAACATCAACGAAAAAAGATTCATAAAGATCAGGAACATCATTGGGGCTGAATAGAGTAATATTACCACCAGAAAGCAAACGTTCATACATAACTTTATTAAATTGAACGCCATAATCCATATGACGAACACGATTATCTTCTGTGCCTTTATTGTTTTTTAATACAATTAAGTCCTCAAATTCCAAATGCCACGCAGGATAGTATAGAGTAGCTGCTCCACCTCTAACACCTCCTTGCGAGCAAGACTTAACCGCTGCTTGAAATAATTTGAGGAAAGGAATAACTCCGGTATGAGAAGCGTCACCCTTGCGAATAGGAGAACCAATAGCGCGAATGCGACCGGCGCCGACACCAATACCAGCTTTTTGAGAAACATACTTAACGATAGAAGAAGATGTCGCATTGATAGAATCAAGCGAATCATCAGTTTCAACCAGAACACACGAAGAGAACTGCTTTTGAGGGCTACGAAGACCCGCCATGATAGGAGTAGGTAGCGAAATTTCAAACGTAGAGATTGCATCATAAAAATCTTTAACCCATTTCAAACGAGAACTTCTGGGATATTTGTTAAAAAGAACCATGGAAATAAGCATAAAACACATCTGAGGCGTTTCATAGAATTTTCCAGTTGAACGGTTTTTAATTAAATATTTGCCACGAAACTGTTCCATACCAGCGTATGTAATATTATAATCTCGACTATGATTGATGTGGTTGTTTAAAGTTTCTATTTCTTCTTTGTTATACCATTTATGGATTTCTGCATCATAATATCCTTCAATGATAACCTTTTCAATGTGTGCAGCAAGATGTGGAACATTGTAATCGTTGTAAACTTGTTTACGAAGATGGTAGTTAATTAAACGTCCAGCTACATATTGGTATCCAGGATTGTCTTCAGAAATAAGATCAGCAGCAGCTTTAATCAAAGTTTCTTGAATATCTACAGTTTTGATTCCATCGTAGAATTGAATACGAGAATTTAATTCTATTTCCGATTGTGAAACTCCATTAATACCTTCGCACGCCCATGAAACTACACGATGAAATTTATTCAGATCAAGAGGCTCTTTGCTACCGTTTCTTTTTGCTACACTGATCATTTGATATCCTTTTAAATTAATTCGATTTCGTTTAAATCTGGAAAATATTTTGTAATTTCAACCCAAGCTTCTTTTGCAATTTCTCTGTGTTCTTTTTGTGTTCCATTGTCCATACGAAGAACACAATAATGAACCCATGAACGAAGTGTTCCATTCATATACATACGTGATACTGTCAATCCTTCTGGTAAAACAGCGCGGGCTTGTTCTTTGGCAATACCTTTACTAATAGCCCACCCATATGCTTTTTCTGCTTCTGCAATCACATTACTTTGCATTCTGTACCAGATTTCATCAATCTGAGAGTCGACACCTTCAATACTGTTTTGACGATTTTTGGGGTCTTGTAGTCTTGCTTCTCTGGTTTCAAATCCAAGGTCTTTTGTTGGGTCAGCATATCTTTGAGAAAATTCTTGAAAAGAAAACGAACGATGACGAAGAATTTGACGCGCAATATCCCTAGTGGTTTCAATCTCCATAACCACATTGACCATTTCAAATGGCGACCAGTGTTTATTTTTCACCAGATAGCGAAGAAGCTTTGGTGCAGTTAATGTGTTATTTTGATTAGATGGATTAGAAACTCTTGCGACATAGGCAACAAATTCACCAACAGTCATTGGTGCCATGTCACCGTTATCTTTTTCAACCCGGATCAAAGGTTGCGTTACTGCAATAATTTTCGCGTTATTCATACTTTACTCCATTTTGCTAAAGCTAGTTTTGCTTTTAAATCTTTATGTGTGTTAGTCTTGATGATATACTCAATAAATTCCGAACTCAATCCTGCTAGAACTGCATCGTTGATATCTTTATGTTCAAAATTCTCGGGCCAAATGCAAACATTATACCCGTTTAGTATGGCTTTATCAAGCTTTTTTATTGTCTCCCGCGATCTAGGTTCGTTATCATATACTATAACCAGCTTGCTTTTGTCCATTTTACCAAGAGAACTAATCAAATCTCCCCCTGCAGTGGCAATAGAATTTGAAATGAACATTGAATCTATTGGTCCCTCAAATACGTATACAATTTTAGAAAAATCTACCGTATCCAAACCAAATAACTTTGGTTTGGTTTCATCAAGAATGATTGTGATATACTTAGGTTCTGATTTACCCAGCGATCTACCTTGAAAGGCGAATACGTTTTTATCTTTATCAAAGAATGGAATAAGAAGTCTGGTTTCGTCTTTCTCTAGCGACTCTTTTGAAAATTTGTCAGGAATGATACCATTGACAAAATTCATAAAATTTGGACACGAAAACATTTTCGCATGATAAGGATTTGGAATTTTTCTCTTATCAACAAACTTCTTAACGGAATGTTCTGGGTTTAATTGACTAATTTTCTTCAGACCCTTTAAAGGTCCAGATTGAAGAAACAAAGGTTTCTTCATTTTACCAATAAATGCTTCTAAATCAAGTTGTTCAGGAGTTTTATTATCTTTAATTTTTTCTAATTTGTATTCATTATACAGATTCACATCAATAGTTTTCATGAAATTAACAAACGCCATAGTTGATGTGCAATTATGGCAATGGAACATCATTGTTCCTTGCTTTTCATAAAAATATGCTCTTGCTTTGTTTTTATGAGATTCGGAGTCTCCACAAAGTGGACATCTGAAGTTACAGATGTTTCCAGATTTTCTCTTGAATTTCTCAAGTCTTGTCGAGACTATACCGATATATTTGTTGACTAACCAATCCATTCTCTAATCCTTCGATCATCATTACACTAATGATTATACTATAAATGAAGGGTTAGTCAAACACTTATTTTATTATATTGACAATTCTGCTATTTTTTTCTAATGAAATAAATTCATGTTTTTGATACGGTACCCAGTCCACAACATCACCAGCACTGAGTTCTTTCTCCCAACCTTCACCAATTGCTTTAAATTTACCTCTGGCAACCACAGTAATATGAACATTTTCCTCTGTGTGCTCGTGCATTGGTAGAATATCATCAATTTCTGGAAAATCATAAATTGTTCCAGAAAGTTTTCCAAGTGTGAATAATTTTGTTTGAAGCATTACAATACTGTTGGCTCAGATGTAACTGGAGTTGGAGGAATTGGTTCTGGTGGAGGAATAGGGTTGCCGTTATTCCATTCCCACCCTATATCATAGGGCAAATCAGAAGAATATTCAACTAATTGGATTCCATCAGATGGTGTCCATGGAGACACTCCATCATAAACAACGACATTATCAATTTTATTATCTTTTATTAATAACCATGCCATATAAACACCTCTTTTAAAATACATATACTATACATTGACCATTGGCTCCTGCACCAGAATTTCCTGTGGTTGATCCTCCTCCACCACCAGCAGGAAATGTACCGTCGGTTCCAGTAGCACCACCAGCACCGCCATTTCCAGCAAATCTAGAAGTTCCACCAGAACCATTTGTGCCTGTGCCAGTAGCTCTACCACCACCGCCACCACCGCCCCATACAGAACCACCACCAGATCCTGCGCTACCATTAGATCTTCCGTTATTTCCTCCACCGCCGCCACCGCCACCAAATGAACCCACATTACCATCAGTTCCATTACCAGTACATGGATCAGCAGCACTTCCACCAGTTCCGCTTAAATTTATTGGTGAACCGCCAACTTGTCCAGAACCTGCACTTATTTGGCCGCCGCCACCACCGCCATAATATGTACTTGAAGGTCCGCCACCACCCCCACCCCCATAAGCATAAACAAATGGTGTAGTTCCAAAAGAAGACGTTCCACCAGCCGCACCATTTGCTGTTGCGCTTCTTGCTGCGCCGCCCTGACCTATAGTTACAGTTTCTGTGGAATTCAAAGACGAAAGAGGATACCAAACTTCTACATAACCACCACCGCCACCACCGCCACCACCTTTAGAACTAGAGGTATCTTTTCCGCCGGAACCACCACCACCCCATACTCTTATTAATGCAATACTTCCTGATGCTGGTTTATTCCATGTTCCGTTTCCCGTGAACGTTTGAACGTTTGCTGTTGATGATGCGGGTGTTGCCCAATAAGTACTTGTTCCATTTGAAGACAGCACTTGTGTAGCTGTCCCCAGCCCACCATTTGCGCTTATTGCTTTAATTGTAACAGTATTTGAAAAAGAGTGCGTATTTGTCCAGTTATATTGTGCTGATTGATCTACAGAAGCAGCCCCTGGTGATGACCAATATGGTGCTCCACTATTACCATTTGATGTTAGTACATAGCCAGAAGTACCGTTAGAGTTATTAGCATTTAGTGGTATACCAGAAATAGTTATTTGAGATGTATTAGCAATGAATGAAGTTCCTACTGTATGAGAAGCAGCATTAACTGTACCGGTATGATACAACCCAGTTGTATTTGAAACAACAGCAGTTCCTATAGTAACAGTATTCGTAGATACAGTCAAATTAGCAGCGGTTAAACCACCACCAATGATAACATTACCTGAAACATTTGCTGTACCCGAAACTGCTAATTTTGCGTCTGGTGATGGTGTGCCGACACCAAAATTACCATTAGTGACAAAATAGGACGCTGTACCTACCGTAAATGTATTTGTAATAGATGAATTTGAATATGTTGCAGAATTAGAAGCAATTGTAGCAATATATGCAGAATTAACAAATAAACCAGTTGCATTTGCAACTATTCCAGTATTGGCCAAAGCAGAAATAGTTCCAGAGGAAGTTACTGGACCACCAGTAAGACCATTGCCTGATCCAACAGATGTAACAGAACCAGTTCCTCCTGTAGTAATACCAACATTGCTTACACTGGTAACTCTTCCTTGTGCATCAATAGTAATTTGTGCTACAGATACAGAATTACCATAAGTTCCAGAAGTTACACCTGTATTGGATAGAGATAATGTTCCTGAAGTGGTGATTGTCCCACCAATTAATCCAACGCCATTTGCAATAGATGTAACAGTTCCTCCGCTTATAGGAATAACTGTCCATGAACCGTTGGCATGAAGAAAATAATTTGTCGAGGAATATTCGACAGAGGTTGGAAGTTTTAAAGAAGTATTAACAGAAGAATTAGAAATAAAAACAGAAGTAGTATTAACAGTTACCGAATCACCATAATCATCAGCAATAGAAACATTTCCAATTTTTGTATATGATCCCTCATTACCAAAACTATATGTTACAAATTGACCATTACTGAGAAATGCATATTTTTCATCCATTTTATTTTCCAAAGAACTTTAAAATATTTCCGCCATACATCAAAAGAAATGTAATTACCGAAAAACCACCCATATATGTCCAGATAGTTTTTTCCATTTCACCAATTTTTGTTGTCAATTTTGTATGTTGATCGCTTGATTCTGATCTAAGCTTATTTATTTCTGTTAAAATGTTTTTATCCTCTGATCTTATAGTTTCATAAACATCTTTTAGTTTAAGATCAGATTCTTCTCTTCTTTTTTCAAGAACAACATCAATACTGTCAATGTGTTTTTCTTGTTGTGTTATTCTTTGTTCGTGTACGGCAAGCATTTTATTCAAATCGCTTGATATGTCTGTCAGTCTAAATATAGCGTCCTCTACTTTATCTTGTCTGACTTCTATCGTGGCAATACGTGTTTCAGACATTATTTTTCGCCTGAAAGTATTTTTCTAAGTTTTTTTGGTCGTCTCTTTGATCGCTTTTCTGTTCCTGATCCGAGTTTTGGAGAATAGCCAGCATACCCTGGAGAATCAACCCCTATATTTCCTTGTGCAGCATTAGCAGGAATAGCACTTGTTACTGCTCCAACGCCGCCATCTTCTCTTAAAGAAGTGTGAGAAATTGCTCTTTGTGTAAATAATTTTGGATGAGAAGTATCATATTTACGCATTATTCTACCAGCCATAGCATTTGCATAATCTTCTTTTGATATCTCAGAATTATGAATGCCTTGTTGCTGTTGTTTCCAATGACATAATTCATGAGCAATAGTTCTCACGATATCAATTGGATGACGATCTGTTATTCTTATGCTTATTTCTGTTTTCTTGGGTGAAGAAAAGAAATGACCAAATGCTCTTTTGGAATCTTCTGATTTACCGACAAAGTTAATTTTAGGTAACTTAGATAGTCCAAGTTCCTTAGCTGCAAAACTTATGAAATGATTCAAATAACTTATTTGTGGTTGCATTATACGTTCCTTAATTTTGCAACTATTAAATCGTCCATTTCTATTAAGTTAGTATCAATCACACTTTCATTACCAACATTATAAATTTGATCCGGTAATATATTTAACAAAATTAAAAACGGTTTAATATATTTCATTTGTGGTTTCAGTTTTAAATACAAAATTTTACAGAGAGTTTCGGGGCCAAAGCAATTATTTAAAATAATTATATGATTTAATATCAATCTGTCCTTCAACTCTCTGTGTTCAATATATCTAGTAACAAGTTTCTTAATATATTTAATTCTATTCAAATCTTCGTAAAAGTCTTCCGTTGTATGATAAGGACTATCATATCTGGATGCACAATATAACAAAAAATTCTTTTCAGTCAAAAATTCATTCATAATTACCAAGTATTAAGTGATGCTCTCTTCCAAGTATTATTAGCAATACAGACATAAAAATTGGAACTATCAAAAGCAATAGTTCCTTGAATACCGTTTGATGACGCTGTAGCGGGTACAGTGTTTGAAATTACTAAGTTTGCACAAAAATTTCCAAATGTTATTGTTCTAGCTGATGCAGTTCCTGAAGGGTCTCGGAGAACCAAGACCCTATCAGTAGAAACCACATTAGAAGCTGTAGGTAATTCAGATACCTTTTTTGATCCGTCTGCCATAATATTTCCTTAGTTATTAGGAATCAGGAAGAATAGTATCGTCAGAAGCATCAGCAGTTGTTGCGGCAGTACCATATGCTGCTGTTTGAGCACCAAGGCCACTCATAGCAACAAGTGTTTCGTATTGAACACGACCAGCACGACCACCAGAACCTTCTGTTCTCAATACCCAACCAGCATGAGAAACGCCTTGTGCTCCGCCAACAACTACATAACCTGTTGCAGTATCACCTTGAATTGTATGTGTCTCTCCAGGATTGGTTACTCTAGCGTCTGTGATATCAATATTTGCGCCAGTAGAAGTAGTTGCTAATTTAATAGTTGTTGTATTAGCAAATGAAACATAATAGTATGTATTACCAGTTAAAGGTGCAATAGCTGTGTTTCCTGCTGGAACAGCATAATACAAACGATCACCAACCTGCCATCTTGAGTTTGCTGAAGTAACAATTAATGTATCATTTGTATTACTGAATCCTACTGAATTTGCAGTAATATTAATTGCAGAAGGAGCAGCAATTGCAACAGTTGGAGCTGTTTTATACCCAGAACCAGCCGTTTGAATATTTAATGATGTGATTCTACCAGCATTTGATGTCGAATTGGCAAATGCATTTGCAACACCGCTTGTTCCGCCGTTGGTGACTGTTAATGTCACAGCAGCATTGGCGCCGTAACCAGAACCTCCAGATGTAACAGAACCAAGAGCAAGACCTCCCGATTTTACACCAGCTTCTACAGCATCAACGCCGAATACGCCATCAGCTCTACCTGGAATAAACGCATTCATTGTTGTATTACCAAACATAGCAACATCAACATTGGCACGAGAACCAGCAGAAGTGTTACCATAATGCGCATTTGCAGCATTCACTCTTACTGACGAATTACTACCACCAGCTTTAACTAAAACATATGTACCAATGGGAGCACCATTGGATGATTCTTTTGTAGTTACAGAATTAGCTGTAACAGCTTGATCGTTTCTACCCCATAATGGCATTTTTTTATCTCCGAAAAAATGATTTTTTTATATTTATATTAATCATCATCTATGGTTAACATGTCAAGAAGATAGGCAGATTTTGCGCCTATCTTCTTTTCTTTGCCGTTTACTATCAATGTATGACCATTACTGGCTTCAGTTGGTGTCTGATTTGAGTCATCAGCAATTTTTTCAATAATAACGGTCGCTGGTTGTTCAACTTCAACACCATTGACGATTAATTTACCAAATGATACAGGCATGTTATTTCCTAATCAGTTAAATTTCTGGTTGGAATAGTTTCGGCAACTCTATCACCTTTTTCTTTTCTTGTAGTGATATTTTGTTGTGCGCCTCTTTCCATAACGGCTTCAAAGTGAGCAATTTCTTCTTCAGAGAAAATTGATTCAGATTCTTCCATTTTTTTGCAAGAACATTTACCAGATTCAGCTTTACAAGATTCACACCATTTTTTAGCTTCTTCCATTTTACCGGCTTTTTTAGCAGCTTTGAAACGAGAACCCCAAACTTCATCCTTTTCAGATTCAACTTTGCCGTCTCCATCATAGTCTTTTTTAGCCAATTTCTTGGCTTCTGAGAACATATCAGGCGATTGTTTTTCCATAAGTTTTAGGAATGCATTGATCAATGTTGATTCTGATACTTTTGATTTCTTTCCTTTGTTTGGCCCAGATTCTGATTCTAGTTTACCCTCAACACCGCCAGGGGGTGTTACACCACGATCAACAACAGAGCCTGGGCCAAGAGGATTTGGTGTCACAGAACCACCCCTCACTTCAATACCACCGGGTGCATTGTGAAGAGCCATTAGACGATCAGCTTCGCGTTCGCCAGCAGTAGGTCCTGATGGTTTTGGTGCAACTGGTCTTGGAGCGGCTTTTGGTGCTGCTGGTGTTGCTTTTGCAACATCTGCAGATGTAACAGGTGGAGGAGCTTCTGGTTCGCCCAATTGTTTGTTTATTGTTGCACGAACTGCATCGCTTGTGGCGCTTGGCGCTGCTTGATTTGTGAATTTAATTTCGTTTGCTTGTGCTCTTTCGGCGGGAGTTGCTTCTGGCGCATTTGTCGCTGTTACTCTTGGAGCAGAGGTAATTTCACCAGTTGCTTTTCCTGTATTTGGATCAAAGCCAGGAGTTCCTTTTTGCGGCAGTAATCCAGCACTTCTCATTAAATTTCCAATTGGACTTCCACTAGATTGTGTTGTTGGAGTAGGAGTTGAAGTAGGAGTTGTTGGTGTTGTTTCTGGCGTCGAAGTAGTTGTTGTGTCTGTTGGTTTTCTACTTCTAAATTGCCCTTCATTTAATTGTTTTGCGTTTTCAGCAACTTGCATTAATGCTTCTCTGACGTTTACCATTCTTTTACAACCTTTTTTAGTTTGTTTTTGATTTTAATTTTAGGAAGTTTTAATTTTTTTAGAGGCGCGTGTGGTGTTAGAGCCTGAGCAAATGCGTTTTGCGCCATTGATTCATCAACCGCTTTTTTTAAATTTGGATTAATTACAACTGTTGTATCACCGCGCTCTGATTCAATTTTTGAATCTTTCTTTTGTTTTCTTGATTCATCAATAATTTTTTTTATCACAGAAGCCTGTCTACCTAAAACGCTTTTTACATCAGTTGGTTTTTTCGCATCAGGATTTCTTTCAACATATTTAATTTTTTTTCTTTCTTCTGAACCCATGTCTTGATTACTTTCGCGTACACTTTGTGGAAATTCTTGTGCTGGACTTATATATGCTGGATTTTCTATATTGCCAGGATCTTGTGGCCCAGAAACTCCTTGTATTCCTATTCTGCCTCTTTTTTCACTGCCTGAATCTTGTCTTGGTTTCTTTTTATTATCAGGTTTTGTTTTTGTATCAGAAGGTATTTGTCTTTGTGGCTGTGCTTGTGGTAAAGCTTGCGTTTTTGTATTTACTACTGGTTTAACATCAATTATTCTTCCCACTCTTGGAGCTAATGCAACTGATGGAGACGGCTTTGATGGTGGAATTATTTCTGGTTCAGCTGATGGTTTTGTTGATGGTAACGTTATTCTGCCAGGAGCTAATGCAGTTGCAGCTCCACCGGCAGTAGTAGTTAACGCAGTCCCAGTTGATCCAGACGCAGCTGCTCCTGAAGTAGGAGCAGCAAGAGATGTTGCCGCTCTTGTGACTCCTGTTTGTAAAGCTTTTTTCGCTGCTTGACTTGCAACTATTCTTCCCAAAGCCCCAAGAGCAGCAGTTCCAGCAGCAGCTGCTTCAGGAGCTGCAGCAGCTGCTAATAATGGCGCCCATTCATTTAAACCTTCTTCTTCAAGTTTATTGAGGCGTCTCTGTTCCGCTTTCTTTCTCATACCAGAAACTCTCATTTTCGCTGTTGATGATCTAGGAACAGCGCCATAAAATTGAGGTCCAGAGAATTTATTTGTACCAATAACACCAATAGATTCGTTGTATGTTTTCATACCCAAATTAGGATGTTGAGGAAGATCTGCTACTTTTTCGCCTCTATTTTTTAGAATATGATGGACAGCCAACAGTTTTTCGCTAGTATCGGGTGATGATTTGGCGTTTTGATGATCAGAAGCCCAACGATCGTGCATGGTTTTTAAACGTTCTGTATCATGTCTACTGTAAGCATTGAGCATAGTTTCACTTGGTTTGTTTATGACAAACCCTGTAACCGCTTCTTTAAAAACAGATTTAATTGTTTCTTTGGTCATTCTATTTTCCTGTAGCTCTTAACATCCAGCCATGTTTGGCGTGAATATCAATGCGATCTTGAAGAAAATTTGAAAGACCAATCATATTAACTGCTTCAGCGAATACATATGCTTTCTTTAATTCGTCTATAATTTTATTGTTATCTACGTCCAGTTCGTGGAACATTCTAATAGGAGAAGGAACATTTAATTGATCCTTAACAACTGACAATGAAGAGAATCTTGACAGACTGCCAGGAGCATATGCATCAAGTGTTCTAATATGTTCCGCAATAGCATCTACTGCTAACCATACTTCATTGTAAACATTCTCAAGCATTGCATGATATTGAGGAAAGTTTGGACCCTCAACATTCCAATGAAAGTTGTGTGCTTTTAGATAAAAAGCAAAAGTGCTTGCCAAACAAACCTTTAATTGATCAACTAAATCTGCTGTTTTTGCCATTATTCCTCATCTCCTCCACCACCAGAGCTACCGCTTTTACCAGGTGGATGTTTTTCAATTTTACCAGAAGCCATTCTAATAGATACAAGAGGAGTTGAAACTTTGCCTCTTTTTCCTGTTGTTCCCAGAGGAACTGATAATTCTTCGATTGTTTCTTCACAGTTCCAAGCTCTACGCGACCAATAATTGGCGCTATCTTTTTTAGTTAAATTACCTTGCCCAGAAGAACGAGCGCAATATGATCTTTTTCTTGCTGGTTGATTCTTTTTAATACTTAAATTTGGATCGCCAAATCGAACAATTTTTGCATTCCCGTCTCCATCTGGGTCAACATATACTGCCGATTTCTTTGGACCACCAGGAGTTCTAAATGGTTTATTAAGAGAAACTTTTCTGCCCTTATAAGTCGCTTCTTCAATAGTTTCTCTTACAACTCTTTTGATTGTTTTTGTAGCACTTTGGCCAGGAGTAGCGTTTTTATAAACGCCAAGAGCAGAATCAGTACCATCAAAACGAGAATCTGGATCGTTTGGATCAGTAGATTGTGGCTCAACAGTTTCTTTAGTTTTAAAATGTTTTGAAGACTCGTGGGGCGTTTTTATTTTTCTGGCTTCTTCTACAGGAACACAATTAGGAACTCTTTTTCCATTTTTCTTTTTAAATCCAACTGCTTCATAACCTTTCCAACAAGCATCTTCCAGACCTTTTTCTTCTTTCATTGGGTTCTTTTCCATTTTTCTTAATTGATTATAGTAATCGGGTCTTTCACCCAAATGATCTCTTGCTATTTCTTTGGCTAATTTAATACTTTTGGTGTGTTCTTTTTCTACTTTAGAACCAGCAGTAACAGCATTCTCAATTTCTTTTTCTGGTTTTTTAAATTTCTTAGCTATTTTGTCAACCGATGGTGTTTTCTTATTTAACAAATCTTCATCTAATTGAAATGCGAATCCACCAGATATGAATGAATTTACTCTATCAAAGGCAAATTGATCTGGTGATCCACCAAAGGATTCGTTCCACGTATTATATCCACGGCTGTATACTTCTTCTAGTATATCCGCAGAAATTCCTGAATTAACTGATTTTTTGTACAAAGACAGCTTTGCTTTGTCTGACAGGGATATGGCAGACCCACTATTTTGTTCTACAAAGACTAGCTGAGGTGGTTTACTTGAATGCATTGGAGATTCCCATAGGTTTTCCAAGAACTTAATATGCAGGTCTGCCATAGCCTTACTGCACTAACATCTTTATTTATAAAGATCTTTATCTTGATATTTCTTCCCAATCCAACGATGCAAATACAGTTTTAGTATCAGTATCCGATGTAACAATTAGTGCGAGCGTATATGGAGTAGATGTTAATCCATTTCTTTCTAATTGGAAAGCAAACAACGCTTCTTTCAGGACATTTAATGTTGGTGAACCTTGGTTCGATGAATTTAAGAATCCACTAGCAAGTGTTCTAGAACCAGTTTGATCAACACCCGTGCTATCCAAACTATATTCAACAGATGAATTATCTCCAGCAGATGTCCATGTGCCACCACTTACTGTGCAATTTTGAACAACGCGCCATTTGTAGTTAATACCATTACCAGTTCCTAACAAAGAAAAAGCAGTTAAAACAGCAATAGCGTCTAAACGATCGGGTGATGATTTTAATCTTATAGCAATTACAGGGTAAAATGTTCCCTTTGTTGTTAATACTTTACCAGAGAGAATATCTGAACCAATTGTTTGTTGTGTGCCTCTAAGTTCGTAACCACCTTCAGAGATAACAGTAGAACAAATTTG